CATTGTTTCAAGTGATGTGATGCCGACGATATCGGTGCGTGTTGGGGATGAGAAAGTGAACGCATCAACACATGTGAAAGATGCTTTTGAGTCTTTGTACCCAGAGTCAATAGTGAAGTCGGTACAGATGCCCTCAAACAGGTAGTAGGTGGAGGCTGTTCCGTCGTCATAGGTGAAGTAGAGGAGGAATTTTGCTCCGAACCAGTTGGTCGTGGAGAATGTGCCTCCGCCACTGGGCGTGAACTCGTTTAGGAAGTTCTTGACGGTGAACGATGCGGTCGCTCTTCCCATCGTGTAGATACCAGCGTCTAGATCTGTCGTGTACGAAAGCAAATAGGAGCTCAGATCAACTGTAGAACCTGTCGCCAGTTTGACCGACAAGGTCGTCGTATAGGTGATCGGGCTTGCCATGTCAGCCTCGGAACGCGGTCGGGTTTACTGTGATCGGTAACGCGCCACGGTCTCGGATGTACTGCTGAAGAGCTGCCACGACAGCGTTCGGGTCGGCACTGGACACATTGACGGTGATCTGATTACCCATACCCATTCCGCCGGCACGACTAAGCGGTATCACTGCTTCTGGGCCGCGTTCACCGATCATGGCGATAGTAGGCGAGGTGACGATTCCACCTTCGGCTAGTCGAGGTAACTTTACTTCTGGAATACTTCCGAAGTTGACCCACGGCCCGGCTGCTTTGTCAATGCCGTCGAGGATCGTATTTAGTCCTTTGATGGCGAAATTTAAGCCCTTTTCCATTGCCGAAATGACAGCGTTGATAACACCCTTGAACGCTCCGCCGATGCCGTCAAAGATCGCCTTGCCAAGATCCGCCAATTCAGCGAACCCTGTTTTTACTGCACCAAACACGAACTGGACGACGCCCCACCAAGCCATGAATCCAGCCTTAAGGCCGTCAATAGCTTTTCCGAAAATGTCAAACTTCATCTGTAGTGCGACTAAAACTGCAATAGCAGCGACAATTGCAGCAGCTATCAAGAAGATCGGGTTCGCCAACAAGATCGCATTAAACGCAGCTTGAATTGCAGCGAATGCTTTTGTCGTTGCAGCCCATGCTGTGGTGGCTGCATTGACCGCAACGATTGCAATAGCGAGACCGCCGATGACTCCACCCAAAACGACTACGAGCGTGGTGTTGTTTTTGACAAAGTCTGCAAGTTTGAGCAGTGACGGTAAGAGTTTGTCGGCGAGTGGTGCGACAGCTGCGCCGATTGATTCCTTGAACTCGCCCATCTGAATCGACAAGTTCTTCATCTGACCTGAGGTCGTGTTTGCAGCAGTTGAGGCTTGGTTCTTAAATGTTGCACCCAGACGACCAAATACCTCGTCGGCGTCTGCGCCTTCCTCAATGAGTGAGGCGAGTGCTGGATCTAACTTCTTGAGGGCTGTAAAGTTGCCGTTGTAAGCCTTAGAGAGTGCGTCAGAGACAGCACCGAGATCCTTGCCAGTACCGGCGGAGACATCTAGTGCGAGAGTGAGCAGGTCTTGAGCTTGAGCAACATCGCCAGTCCCTCTAACAAGCTTGTCTAGAGCTGGCCTAAGTTCGTCGTCGGCGACTGCTGCAGCCATTGACGTTTTGGTGATGAACTGCTCAACGGATGCGATCTGGGCATCGGTAGCGTAGGTGACGTTCTGCAGTGTTAAACCAAGTTTTTCGGCTGCAGCTTCATCTTCGGCAAACGCTTTGACAGCATCAAAAGCGACAGCACCCAAAGCTGCGATCGCGAGTCCTGCCGGGACTGCTGCCTTCTTGATGGCGAACGCTGCTTTTTCTCCGTTGGTCTCAAGCTTCTTAAAGTCTGCGATCGCTTTGTCGATGCCTTTGGGATTCCACTCAGAGATAATCGGGAGGTTGATAGCCATCAGCGAAACTCTTTCTGTGCGTCAATCATGAACTGGTCAATGATCGGCTTTAAAGCTCGCTCTGCGTCTGCTGCCATTGACTCAATATCTTTCCACATGTAACGAGAAGGTGTCCCAATGCGATTCAGGGCACTAGCAAAGTTTGGTCTCTGGTACTTTGACTCTCGGCGTGAGCTCGTACCGCCAGCCTTGCCAGCCATGTCAGTTATTGCTACTGGTGCACCTTTGGTGACGACTCGAACGACTGCGATCTGTTCAGCTCCTGCAGTGATAGATCCTTTGCGAGGCTTGCGAGTGTTAAGCGAGATCTGAACCTTCTTGACATTGCTCCAACCTGTGCGACCTCTGTGAGCCATACCGCTCAAAGGTGGCGAACTTGGGACTCGAGAGTTGATCGCATCTACAAGAGGTTGAGCTGCGACCTTTGTGTCTTTTAATAACGTCCGACGCATCGCAGGGTTTATCTTCTGCATCTTCTTCAATGCGTCTTGCAGACCGTAAGTATCAAGTCTCAGATCTGCTGCCATTATTTTTTTCGTCTCTGCTCGTTGATGATCTGAACGCAGGTCGCCAGATCGTCTGTCTCGAATGTTATGTGGGGAGGCCAGAATCCAGTTTCAACTAGCAGAGCTGCTAGTTGTCGCCGGTGGCCTCCTGCGTAGGGACTGCGGATTCAGTCTCCACGACTTCTAGATCTTCTAATTTCTTAACGAAGTCATCGAATGAGATCGGCATCGGATGACCTTGTTGCTTGCTGGCCTCGTAAGCCATGAACGCTAGATCTTCCATGCCGATCCCATTGCTGAGATCTGATGCTCGTCGTTTAAATTTGCGTTCCCACGAAATAATGACGAAAAGGTTCGTCACTACTTGGTAGGCCTCACCATCGGTGAGCTTGACGCTGAGTGTTAATTTCATTGTTCTCCTAGTCGGGATCGGATTACTGAATTACGGTGTCGTGATGTCGCGTCCGTAAGTTCCGCCCTTGAACACTGCCTCGACTACCGAGAGCTCACCGACGGTCGCGTTGATCGGTGTGACGGTCTCAAGGTAGCAACCAGTGAGGGTGTACTCAGGATTCGAAGCGGACTCAGTTGTTCCAGACGGGCTAACAACGATCGTTGAAGCGACACCGAACAAACTGTTCAAGTATGTTTCAACTTCAGTCGTTCCGTAACCTTGGAACAAGGTCAAGGTCAATTCATTACTGAAGAGGCCTGCCGTGAAGGTGCGTGATGTCTGACCGAAGCTCGTATTTTCCAAAGCCTCCGCAGTCAAAGTGAGCACCGCTGCACTGCAGTTTGTAGTGAGCGCGATTGCTGACGGGCTTGTCACGTTTACTGTTGGATTTGAAAGGTAGGTAGTGGGCATGGTTTGTCCTTTTATCTGCGGCTTGAGCCGATTCTAATTGTGAGATCGTACGCAGGTAGATCTTGCGATCCGATCTGAGCGACTGTGGGTCGTCCAGAGACAACTGCGAGAGAAGAGTTCATGAGTTGATCAACGACTCCGAGTATGTAGTCCGTAGTGTCTTGGTTGCCGGGTGGCGCGCCCAAGACTCGGAGATCAATCGTGATGTCCGCTGTTTGGTTATTGAACGCAGTGAAAGTAGGAAGCTCAATGAATACAGTAAGAGGTCGAGCGTTCCGAGGATCAGTGACCGGCTTAAGGCCGAGAGCTGTGATCGTCGCCGAGACAGCATCAATCGCGTCTGTGAAAATGCCTGCCATCTCATGCGACCTGCGATCTCTTGATGCCGAGGAGCTGGTTGATGCGACCCATTGAGGCGACTGGTGCGCTGATGCTCATGTCTTGGAAACTGGCGAAGGAGTCGATGCTTCCTCTTTCACGGTACAAACTCGCCGCCATGAGCACGACGCCTGCTTTGACTGCAGCGTCAGGGACGCTAGTCAGTGAGTCATGGTAGCCGGCCTGCACTCTGCGTTTAAATGACCATGCATTACTGGCATTTACTGATGAGGTCATGAAAGCTGTGTCATTGGCGGTCGCTCCGCTTATTCCGAGAAATTCGGTGAGATCGCTTACGGATATCCAGCTACAGGTCTGAGTCCAGACGAGCGAGCCGACTGGATCTGCAGCTGAACGATCTAGGTCGTCTCCTGCGTCTTGAAAGAGAAGCTGGTTCGGAATGATGACGTCATAGTTGTAAAGGTAGTCACCTTCGTCGTCTACACCGATGAACAAGTAGGTCGGCACTGCGAACACTGTGTGTGTGCCGTTGAGACCATGTCCAAGTCCTGAGAGCGTGATCTGTTGACCGATTGCGATGTCGGTTGACTCGAGAGTCTGAACGACGGCGACATTGTCTAGACGCTGGTGGTGCGTCACTGTGTATGTCGGCATCGTTCAGATCTCTCTCTTCGTCATTCGGTTCAGGCGTTAACGATTTTGACGAACTTGGTTGCGTCAGCCATGTAGACCGCTGCAAAACCACGCCACGCAATCTCAACACCGAGGATTGATGGTTTCTGCACTTGGACAGCTCCACGATTGCTCTCATAGAACTCAAAGCCTGCTGCAGGGCCTGCAGCGTGTCCAACAACTCCGGACAGAGTGCCAGTGGTCGTTCCGCCAGCCATGTTCTTGTCAACGACAAGCGACAAGCCGAGAGGGTTGCCGTTCCATGAGGTCGCGGACTGAGTGCCGGGTGCGTTGATGCCCATCAAGTTAGGAGCCCCAACGAATGGGAACACTGGACGATTGTCGTTATCGACAGCCATACCGAGCTTCGCCCAAGTCACGGGAGCGACCACATAGTGAGTCGGCAAGTAGTTGCTCGAGTTGCTGATCTGGTAAGCAGCTCCGTAGATCGCTTCAACAATGTCTGCACCACTGAAACTGGTGAGAGTTTCGGTCTGTGAAGTTTGAGCGACAAGCTGATCGACTGCGTAGTTGTCGGTGGCCTGACCGTAGGCGATCGCTAACTGATTGAGGATGATGTCAATTGACGCGGGATCGGTGAAGTCCACATCTTGTTCGGACACGACCACATAGGTTCCGAAAGTCAGTTTCGAGATGTCCGTATTTGACACGACGACAGTTGATGGATCAAGCGTTGCGAGCTCGGATGACTGCTGAGTTGCGGTCGGCCTTGTCGTAATTTTTGCTCGACGGAAAGTGGCTCCTGCTTGTGGCATGGCGCGAGTTCCGATG